CAATCATCTTCGACATCGAGACCGGGCCGCTGCCGGTCGAACAGCTCAACATCCCGCCATTCAATCCGGCCGACGTGAAGCTGGGCAACATCAAGAACCCGGACCTGATCGCAGAGAAGATCCAGAAAGCCGAGGAGAATCACGCCGCGGACTACATCAAGAACGCAGCCTTGGACGCTCTCTCGGGGCAGATCCTGTGCATCGGATACCGCAAGGACTATCAGGAGACCGCAGTGCTGTCGGCAGAAGCCGATGGCGAGGCCGCCATGCTCCGGCAATGGTGGGCGTTGCTGAACTACTACGAAAGGACCCCAAGACTCATCGGCTTCAACATCAAGGCCTTCGACCTGCCGTTCCTTATCAAGCGCTCCTGGCGCCACCGCATTGCCCCGCCCTACTGGTTGCGCCAAGGCCGGTACTGGAACGACCTGGTGGTCGACCTGCGCGAGGTGTGGCAGCTCGGGGACTCCAGAGCCCATGGCAGCCTCGGAGCCATCAGCAGGCACCTAGGCCTCGGTGACAAGACAGGCAATGGCGCCGACTTCAGCCTGTTGTGGAATACCGACCGCCAGGCGGCCATCGACTACTGCCTGCAGGATGTGAGGCTCACCCAGGCGGTGGCGGATATTCTGATTCCGGCATACTAAGGCATGGACAGATACAAGGCCGGCAGATAGAGAGAGGCCGTCGACGTGAGCCCTAGGAAGCAAACGACGACACTACAATCAGGACCCATGCTCAACAAACTTTTCCCCACCCTTTCCGTGACACGTCGCGTTGGTTCTGCGCGAGTTCCTAGCACGGTCTGGGTGGGGTTTTCTGTTTGAATCATGATAATCGAACCCGACTTCTTAGATCACTGGAAGACCCGTCTACTGATGAGGCTTTTGGAAACTGAGTCAGCACCTAATTACGTCATCCGGCTGTGGTCACATTGCCAAACAAGGAAGACCAACATTTTTCCAGACTGGAGCCCGGTCATACTCTCATCAGTTTGCCGATGGCCTGGTGATGCTGATTTGTTTTGGTCGGCCATGCTGCAAACCTTCTGCCGAGTAGAAAACGGCCACCTGGTAGCCCACCAATGGGACGAGGTGAATGCCGGCCTGATAGCCTCCTGGTCAAACGGAGGCAAAGGTGGACGCCCTAAAAAACCCACAGGTAACCCACAGAAAACCCACGGGTTACCCACGGGTTACCCACAGGTTAACCCAGAACCGAATCAGGTTAACCCACAGGTAACCCATGGGGTAACCGATAGAGAAGATAGAGAAGAGAAGACAGAGAAGACACAGGCTCCGAAGTCGCCTTGGGAAGTTAAGTTCGGACTGATCCTACCCGAAAAGCTCCAAACTAACGAATGTCTTGCCGCTGTGGAAACATGGCTGGCCTACAAAGCAGAACGAAAACAGGGCTACAAGCGAATCGGGCTGTCCGCAGCCTTGCAAGCCTGGTCTAACGAATACACCGCTGAAACATTCCCGGCTGCGGTAAACCACTCTATTGCAAGCAACTACCAAGGCATCTTTCCTCCTAGGGGCTCACTTGCATCTGGGGCTAACACATCCCGTGCGGCCGGCACCTTCTCACCCAACATTGCCGACTACCAATGAGCGACCCCTACTTTGCCCAGGACGACGAGTTCGGCCTCATCGGCGCCTGTCTCTCCGGTGGATCCGATGTTTGCCACGAGGTATTCGCCAAGATCCCCACCGATGCTCTTCAGGACGCCGATCTGTACCATGTGTTCGAAATCATCAAAGGCCTCGTTGCCAAGAGCGATCCGGTCAACATGACCACCGTGGTCAAGGAGTGGAAGCGCTCCATGGGCCAAACTCCGGTGCCTTTCGAGGCTCTGAACAAGTGCGACGAGATGTGCCCCAGCCCGGCCAACCATCCCGAGTTCTCAAGAGCTGTCCTAGAGGCTCACCTCCGGAGGCAGCTACGATCCACCGGGGACCGTTTAATCCGTGACTCCGCTGTCTCCACCCTATCCGTCGATCAAATCGTCTCTAATGCCGAAGCAGGGCTCAGCGTTGAGGCCTCCAAGGAAGAGGTGCAATCATCCAAATCGGTGGCGGGCAGGTTTATCGACGCCACCCAGGAACGGTTCGCCCGGAAAGGCCACCTCTCCGGCATCACCTCGGGCTTCCACAAACTCGATGCCATGACCGATGGTTTCCAGTTCGGTGAGCTGGCCATCATCGCTGCCAGGCCTTCCATCGGAAAGACAGCCATCGCCATCGCCATTGCTAAGGCGGCGGCAGTCGATCAACGGGTGCCGACTTTGTTTATCTCGCTGGAGATGTCCGACGAGTCTATCATGCGGCGAATGGTCTCGACCATCGGATCCATCCCAATGCAGGACATCAAGACGGGTGACTTGAATGAAGGCGGTATGCGCGCCATGGGTGCAGCAACCGCCAAGATCGCAGGCAGCCCGATTTACTTTGTCTCCGGTTCCGGCATCTCAGGCATCGCCACCATCACCGCGGTAATACGTCGGGCCGTTCGTAAGTGGGGCGTGAAGCTGGTCCTAGTCGACTACCTGCAGAAGATCCATGGCAGCAAGGCAGCAGAGAAAAAGACATACGAGATTGCTGAGGTATCCGGCAAACTCAAGGCCGTGGCTTCCGATACCAAGACAGCCGTAGTTGCCCTGGCTCAACTCAACCGGGAGAACGAGAAGGACAAAGGCCGAGTGCCTCGCCTCACTGACCTAGCGGACTCTGGGCAGATTGAGAGGGACGCTGATCTAGTCCTATTGCTCAACAGGGAGCGCAACCAACCGCAAGGCGAGGCAGTGATTGCTATCGCCAAACAACGAGACGGTGAGTGTGGCTTGGTGCCGCTTTGGTACGACGGCCAGTTCTGCCGGTTCACTGACCCATCACCTACCTTTTAACACATGAAAGCACCATACGACCTAGAACGAATCAAGCTACTCAGTGAAGCGCCAAGCCTATTCAAGAAGGCAATCAAAGCCGGCTGGATGTCCTACCCAATCGGAACACAGACAACCGAGGACGGATCTCCCGTTGTCGACCCAGATGACGACTATGATGATCGCATCACCAAACATACGCCCGAGGTATGCAGGCAGGCGTACATCCTAAGGGAACGCGGGCTCACACTCGAACAGGTTTCCAAAGCCTGCCATGTGGCGACTGGTTCTGTTGCTTACATTATAGCAAAGGGTCATGAGGCTGTGTTAAAAGAGCAGCGTCTGTCACAAGTTAAACCGTTGTCCAATAGTTCTATCAATAGCACTAAGGAGTCTCCTTGATACAGTGCCAGAACAGGTGAACGCGAGACCCCTATGATTCTGTGTGAGTAACCGTCAAGAACAATACCTATGCAAAACAATCACATCCGGTTTCTCGTCGACCAGTACGGCGTGGCGAACGTGGCTTGGTTTATTCGTTTGATGAAGCAAGGCACGCCACCTGAGCAACTGGCAGGATATTGCGTGCCAAATGCTCAGGACAGCAGGCGTGACGGTGTTTTCCGGGCTCTGCAGTACGCCGGCACGGTGCCCGACTCGATGCTTCCTCCGGAGATCCTAGGAGCCTTGAAACCATGACCCAAAGAGGCTACGCCAAACACGCCGGTGTTTCCCATGGCTATGTCACCCAACTGGTTGCCAAGGGAATGCCCATGGATAGTCCCGAGGCCGCCGATGCCTGGCGGAAGAAAAACATCCGCGCCAAGGCCACTACACAACACATCGACACACCACCCACACTAGACACCTCCGCAATCGAGCAGGAAGGCCCATACAGGCCAGCGGAGGCCTCAAACCATATCAACACAGCAACAGCCTCCTGCGATTCCCCAGAAGGCGCCTACGAGCGACAACGGCAAATAGAGCTCGAAGCCTACAAGCTGGTTGTCGTGGCCATGAGAGAAGGCCGGGCCGACACCGCCCGACTGGTTTCAATCCATGCAGCCGCGGCAAAGAACCTTACGTCGGCCCGTGACGAGGTGATCGCCCAGGCCGAGAAGGAACGGCGACTGGTCTCCGGCGACTGGGTGCGGAAGGTGATGCAGGAGCACGACGGGGCGGTGGCCTCGCTGCTGAAGGCCATGCCCAAGCAACTCTCCGGCCGGATAGCACCGCACGACCCCGAGCACGCCGAGCGCGAGTTGACCAGATGGGTGCAGGAGGTTTGCCTCAAGACGTTACACAATACCGACCCATGGAAATGACCTACCAACTACACCTGGGGGACTGCCTCGATGTTCTGGCCACACTACCGGACAACTCGGTCGACAGCATCGTGACCGACCCACCTTACGGCCTGTCCTTCATGGGCAAAAAGTGGGATTACGACGTGCCGAGCGTGGCTATCTGGGAGCAGTGTCTACGGGTACTGAAGCCGGGAGGCCATCTGCTGGCCTTCGCCGGCACTAGGACGCAACACCGGATGGCGTGCAGAATCGAGGACGCCGGCTTCGAGATCCGCGACCTGATCGCCTGGGTGTATGGGTCGGGATTCCCAAAGTCGCTGGACGTGAGTAAGGCTATCGACAAGGCGGCCGGGGCAGAAAGGGAGGTGGTGGGGAGTTACAAAGGAGCCAGCAACATCGGCAAGGAAAGCACCAACAGTTACATCACAACCGAGTCAGGCACGGCAACTGACGTTTTTATCACCGCCCCCGCCACTGACGCAGCCAAGCAATGGTCCGGCTGGGGCACCGCCCTAAAGCCTGCCCTGGAGCCGATCACCATGGCCCGCAAGCCATTCTCCAGCACGGTGGCCGCCAATGTGATCCAGTACGGCACCGGCGCCATCAATGTCGATGGGTGCAGAGTAGGGACAGAGACTCGACTAAACCAAAGCGCCGGAAACAAGAATCTGGAGCACCGCACAACGGTCACGCCGGTTTCATCGCACAATGAAACAGACGGCCGTGAATGCGTCGGCCGCTGGCCTGCCAACATCATCCACGACGGCAGCAACGAGGCGGCCTTGTCGCTGAAGTCCGGCGCCCGGTTCTTCTACACAGCCAAGGCTGCAAAGGATGACCGAAACGATGGGTGTGACCATTTTCCAATGATCACGCATCAAAGCGGAATGGGAGGTGCTATGCCAATGGACGATGATGGAAATGACCGTGATAGATTTAAGGCTCAATCACGCAATCATCACCCAACCGTCAAACCGACTATGTTAATGGCCTACCTCTGTCGCCTTGTCACCCAACCCGGCGGCGTGGTGCTCGACCCGTTCATGGGCAGCGGAAGCACCGGCAAGGCTGCAACCATTAACGGCTTCCGGTTCATCGGGATCGAACGCGACCCTGAATACCACAAGATCTCCGAGGCCAGAATCTCCAACCAACACGAAGGGCGCTTATTTTGAACCTCACCGACCTTCAGCGTTCCCTCCTGGACTACCGCCGCAACCTCTACCGGCCCACTCCACAGCAGACCGTGGTCGAATGGTCCGAGGCCAACCTCCGGCTTACCCAACGGCAGACCGAGCACCCCGGGCCCTTTTCAACGTCGGTCAGGCCGTACACCCGGGAGCCCATGGAGGACTGGAAGAACCCATCGGTCTCCGAGGTGACACTGTGCTGGGGATCTCAGACATCCAAAACCACCACCCTGATGGCCGGCTTGGCCTGGCTGATTGCCAACGAGCCAAGCCCGGCCTTGTGGCTCATGCCTTCCGAGAATCTCGCCCGATCCTTCTCGAAGTCCCGCTGGCTGCCCATGCTGGAGGACAGCCCGACCATGCTGGAGTGCTTCCCGGCCGAGGCCGACAAGATCACCAACCTGGAGCAGAACTTCACCCGGTCGACCCTGACTTTCGTAGGATCCAACAGCCCGGCAAACCTTGCCTCTCGTCCGGTACGGGTGCTGATCGCCGACGAGGTGGACAAGTTCGCCGAGGCAACCAGCAAGGAAGCCGATGCACTAGACCTGGCTGAACAGCGTCTGAAGTCGTTCTCCAGCTCCAAGGCCTTCATGACCTCGACGCCCACCGTGGTCGAAGGCCGAATCTGGCAACGGTTCCTCCGTGGCGACCAGCGCCGGTACTACCTGCCATGCCCGCACTGCCGGGAGCACATTAAACTCGAATGGCGCCAAGTGACCTGGGACGACGCCAAGACCGACGACGGCAAACACGATCTAGCCAAGGTCCGGGCCTCCGCCCACTACGTCTGCCAGCTCTGCCTTGGTAAGATCACCGACGCCCACAAGGTGGCAGCCCTCCGCCATGGACAATGGCGCCCAGAGAATCCCAATGCCATGCCCGGCGTGCGATCCTACCATCTAAGCAGCCTCTACAGCCCGGATCGCAAGTGCACCTGGGGCCACCTGGCCGTGGCCTTTCTAGAAGCCAAATCCTCGATGGCCGGCCTCCAGGGCTTCATCAACGGCAACTTGGCCGAGCCCTGGGAACAACAGGACATCCAACAGGAACGGCCCGAGACATCCGCCACGGTGACGCTCGATGGCGGCAGGCGCTACCTGACAGCCGACGTCCAGGCCGTGGCGCCGTTCCTGTGGTGGGTCTGCCGCGAATGGAAGGACGGCAACTCGACATTGATCGCTGCCGGCCATGCCGACGACTTCGCAGCCCTACGCCGGGTGCAGGTGGCCTTGGAGGTGCACGATATGGATGTGGGCATCGACTCGGGCTTCAACACGCAGACGGTTTACGATGCCTGTGCCGCCTATTCCTCGGTGACGTCCAACCCAATCACGTTCCCGTGTGGCCTGCGCTACCCACCCGAAGGAGGTCTCAGGAAGCCCATGGTGATCGGCTGGATGCCGCTTAAAGGCCGAGAGACCGGCGCCCGGTTCACATCGGCATCGGGCACGGTCCATCCGTTCGGCCTGTCGACGTCTTCCTCGATGCGTACCGATGTGGTTCAGCCGCTCCTGGTATTCGACACCGAGCACCTGCGCGACATCCTGTCGAGGCTCCGCAAGGGAGACATCGAGCGGGAATGGGGCGTCCACCAAGATCCACCTAGTGTGCAGGCCGAAGGCGCCTACATCGCCGAGCCCGACCTTTACTGGCGGCACCTCGACTCACACATCCTCCGACCACAGGCAAATCGTGCCGGCCGGATCAAACACGTCTGGGTGAAGCGCAACCAGAAATGGCCGGATCACCTTCACGACTGTGAAATCATGCAGCTCGCCATGGTCATGTTGTGGAACGACCTTGTTTCCACACCCGACCAATAATTTTACTAACTGGTTGTAGGCAGGCCAAACACCTGCAGGGTCTCCGCCGGAATGTTCACATTCACGGTGGCCATCAAAAGGAGCTACCTCCGGGCTGTCTACTCGACGCTCGGTGGCGTGACCCTATTGGCCGCCTTGTCGGCCAAGTCCGTGGCGGC